CCGTTATTTCCAAAACCACCATTGAACATAGACATTAAAATAAGCAATCCGAAAATCCAGATAAATGCGTTACCTCCACCAAAGCCGTCTGTACCTGTTCCAACAGGCAATACAGGTGTAATTGAACCGTTATCCATAATTAATCTTCTCCTTTCATCTATATAAATAATCGATTATTTAAGCATGTTTAATATCTCCTGTGGGTCAATTCCGTTCTTTTCAGCAAGGTCATAAAATGCCTTTTTTGGGTCCCCACCATTCTGGTTTATATAGTCCATAACTCCTTTAAATTGTGGGTTCTGGCTCATTAGGTTATTTAACATTGCTTGTGGGTCATTTGCAGATTTTAACATGTTTACCATGCTTTTAATCTGATTCAAATTATTATGCCCCTGTGTCATTGATAGTGTCTTTAAGATGGGATTTATCATTTACTATTTCCTCCAATTTCTTTATTCTTTCTTCCAATGATGAAAAATTGATTTCTTTAGGGTCTTTATAGGGTGTTACATTATAAGGTGTAATAGTCTTATAGCCAGCACCATCTGTTGTACATAGCCATACAACAGGATTGCTTTCATCTAAAAGCAACGTAGAACTGTTCGGTGGCATCTGAAATGTCTCTGCTCCATTTCTGCCGTTTACCCTAATGATTTCTAATTTTTGCGTATTAGCCTGTGGTGTCATATAATTCTGATATGGATTGAAGTAATTGTTGTTCCACATTATTATCACCTCCGACACTATAATTATATGTTTTTTGCAAATTTAACAGAATGAAATAAATGTGCAATTTTAGTGCAATTTATGATATAATTAATATAGAAAAATTAACGAATGAGAGGTAAAAAAGTGATTAAGTTTGAAAAAGTAAGCTATAAGCAATTTAAGGAAGATGTATTGAAAGCATTAAGCGATTGGGAAGATTTCGACAGTTCAGAAGAACATATAAAAGATATTTATGATAACATTAAGTTGCCTAAAAGGGCAACCGATGGTTCAGCAGGCTATGATTTCTTTAGCCCGTTTGAATTACATATTTCAAGCAGTTCAGAATGCTACCAGACACTTAAATTTCCAACAGGAATCAGAGTTGAAATGCCTAAGAATGTAGTTTTATTGTTATTCCCACGTTCTTCATTAGGATTCAAGTATAGATTGCAGTTGGATAACACTATTGGTGTTATTGATTCAGATTATTATTACAGCGACAATGAGGGGCACATGTGGTGCAAGTTTACAAAAGGTGTAGAGCACAAAGAATTATATTTAAATAGTGGTGATGCCTATATGCAAGGTATCTTTATGAATTATCTTTTAACAGATGATGATTCTAACGATGATAAGCAGGTTAGAAATGGTGGATTCGGTTCTACCGACCAAAAGGAGGTGTAAAAAATGTTAAAGATTGAATATATTGATATTAATGAATTAAAGGAATACAGCAATAATGCTAAAATGTGTAATTTATCCAAATTACATTGTGGGAGAAAATGGTAAATGAAATCAGCAGATATAAATCGTATATTTGGGATTCAAGAAAGTTTTCAATTGCCTGATGTATTGTTGCATAAAATACTCAATGAAGATATGACACCAATTTACAACCAATTTATGCAGTTAGGTGAATCTCTAAACCATGATTGGTTTACAGAATATTTTGAAGAAGAACATGCCAATAAAAGCAAAATGGCACAGGATTTTACACCACCAGAAGTTTGTGGCTTATTATCACAAATTATAGAAAAAGCTGGTGTAATAGCCGATGTGTGTGCTGGTACAGGTGGTTTAACAATTGGTGTTTGGAATCATAATAAATCATCAAAATTCATATGCTACGAATTGAGCAGTCGTGCGATACCTTTGTTACTGTTTAATTTGTCAATCCGAAACCTAAACGCTGTTGTATATCGTGCTGATTTGCTGACAGGTGAAACATTTGAAACATATGAAGTTACACCTAGTGAACACTTTTCAAATGTGAGACAGGTTGCTGAAATTCCACAAATTAAGGTGAACGCTGTTATCAGCAATCCACCATATTCAATGAAATATAATCCGAAGAATGACAACAGATTTGAAGAGTATAAAGATATGCTACCTACAAACTATGCAGAATTTGTGTTTGTTGCATTTGCATTATCAATTTTAAAAGACAAAGGAAAATGTGCGTTCATTCTACCACATGGCGTGTTATTCAGGAGCAATAAAGAAAAAAAGTTCAGACAATTGATGCTTCAAAAAAATTTGATTCGCACGATAATTGGATTGCCTAACAAACTTTTCATTAATACCGACATACCTACTTGTGTCATTGAAATTGAAAAAGGGCGAACTGATTCGGACGTATATTTTATTGATGCAAAAGACGAAGCCGAAAATGTTAAACCAAAAAATATAATTCGGGATAAAAATTTAACACGTATAATTGATGCTTATAAATCTCGTACCGATATAAAGCGATTCACACATGTTGCAACGTTTGAAGAAATTGAAAAAAACGAAAGCAATTTAAATATTCCAAGATATGTAGATACTTACATTCCAGAGCCAATACCTGATTTTGTTGAAACCATGCAGGAGCTGGCAATGTTAGAAGATGAATGTTTTAAGACAAAAAAAGCATTGCTGGATATGATTAGACAAATGCACGGAACCACATTTGAATCAGACTCAAAACTAAAAAAGGGAATACGTGAGTATAAGCAATCAGTTACAAGTGCTCAAAGAAAGTGGAAACAAGAGGTGTTGGAGTTTGAATTTGACAACTAAAGAATATAAATTAACTGAAATTGCAGACGTACAGAGAGCCAAGCGTAATCAAATATATCCGAAAGGAACGTGTTATATCCAAGTCTCCGCAACGCATGGACAAATAAATATGTTAACTTCCGACAATTATATAGAAACTAAAAATGCAGTGATTTTACCGAAAATTGAAGTTGTTCCCGAATATTTTAAAATCGCATTAGAAAGGTCGGTTCCAAAATTTTTAGCAAATTATCAAAGTACAATCAATATACAAATTGCTGATTTTTCTTTTTTTGAAATTGAATTGCACGAAGATACAATGACACAATTGCAAATTGCCGAGTTAATGCGAAAGTTTGATGATGTAATCATGGCAGAAGAAAAGACCATTGATGTATTGAAAAAAATTAAAAAAATAGGTCAATCAAAGCTATTGTGTGATAACAGGAATAGAATTTGAAAAAATATTTATTATAATCCTATCAAGGGGGTGTAATTTATGGCAGGCAGACCTAATAAGGATTTTGATAAAAAGCAGTTTGAAAGTCTTTGTGAGATTATGTGTACACAGAGTGAGATATGCAGTATTCTTGGCACTACTGATAAGACATTGGTTAAATGGTGCAAAAGAACCTATAAAATGGATTTTTCCGAATGCTTTAAAAGATTCTCTGCAAGTGGCAAAATGTCGTTGAGACGTAAGCAGTTTGAGGTTGCAAGAAGTGGTAATGTGTCAATGCTGATATGGTTAGGTAAGCAGTATTTAGGACAGACAGAAAAAGTTGAAAATACAAACATTGATGTTGACCCAGAATTGCAGTCTGAATTTAACAATTTCTTAGAGGAATAATCATGAATGCCATTCAGAAGAAGATTTTAAAACAGTTGAGAGACAACCCTGTTGCACTTGCACATAAATTGGGCTTCACAAAATTAAAGAAGAAACTTCATAACAAATGGATTCAAGATATGGTATATGGCAAAGGTGATGATACGTTACAGGCACATCGTGGTTCTTATAAGACTACATGCGTATCTATCGCCTTTTTGCTTATTATTATTCTTTATCCAAATGACACTACGATGTTTATGCGTAAGACCGATGATGATGTGAAAGAAATCATTGAACAGGTAAAGAAGATGATTAAGAATCCATTTACTATCTATCTTGTTAGAATGTTATACGGTTGTGATTTCTACCTAACAAAAGAGAGTGCCTATGAATTATCTACCAATTTAGCGAATAGTCCACGAGGTACATGCCAATTAACTGCTAAAGGTATGAATACCTCGATTACAGGAAAGCATTACGACAGGATATTTACAGATGATATTGTTAATATCTCTGATAGATATTCAAAGAAAGAAAGAGAACATACCAAGCGTATCTATGATGAATTGCAGAACATCAAGATTGAGACAGGGCGTATTTTCAATACGGGTACACCTTGGCACAAAGACGATGCCTTTACAAAGATGCCTAACCCAACAAAGTATGATTGCTACACAACAGGATTGCTTACCGAAGAAGAAATACAGTACAAGAAAGACCATATGGATTTGTCATTGTTTAGTGCGAACTATGAATTGAAGCATAGAGCAGACAGCGATGTTATATTTGAACCTAAGAAAGAAAGAGCAGACATATCAGCTGTTATGAATGGATTGGCTCACGTTGACAGTGCCTTTTATGGAGAAGATTATACGGCTTTAACAGTTATGCAAAAGCACGATGGAAAATATTATGTTTTTGGAAAAATATGGCGAAAGCATGTAGAAGATTGTTATAGTGATATTAAGAGATGGTATGATTATTTATTGGTAGGAAAGCTGTACAATGAAAAGAATGCTGATAAAGGACTAGTAGCAAAGGCAATGAGAAAGACCTATGGCATGAAAGTTGTCACGTACCATGAAGATATGAATAAGCATATAAAGATAACGACATGTCTTAAGGCAATATGGAAAGAGGTTGTATTTGTTGAGGGAACTGATGAAGAATATATCAAACAGATAGAAGATTATACCGAAAATGCAGAACATGATGATGCACCAGACTCTTGCTCATGTTTGGCAAGAATCATGAAGAAAAAGAAATAGGAGGTCAATATGAAAACGTATCAGGATTTAGTATCTTTAGGTGATAGTAGAAGTTTCAAGGACATTACACAGTTTATTAACGGCGTTATCGTAGAGTATAAATCAAGCCCTTTCTATAAAGAGGCTGTTATTGCTGATTCCTACAACAGACAGGACAATGTTACAATCAGAGAATACAAAAAGCTGTTGTATACAGTTACAGGTAAAGCAGTTGTAGACAATTACAGTGCTAATTACAAGTGTGCATCAAATTATTTCAATCGATTTGTAACACAGGAAAATCAGTACCTTTTAGGCAATGGCGTTGTGTTTAATGATGAAAGCACTAAAGAGAAATTAGGTGGAGATGATTTCGACATTAAATTGCAATCATCTGGCATGAATGCATTGGTTCATGGCGTGTCTTATAATTTCTTTAATTATGACCATGTAGAAGTGTTTAGTGCTTTAGAGTTTGCACCGTTATGGGACGAAGAGGACGGAGGATTAAAAGCAGGTGTTAGGTTCTGGCAGGTTGCAGACAATAAGCCATTAAGGGTTACTTTATTTGAATTAGATGGCTATACAGATTTCAAACAGAAGAAAGGCGAATGGAGTATTGTCGCTGACAAGAGAGCCTATAAGATTGATGTATTGCATGATGTAGATGGCGATATTATCTATAACTATGAGAATTATCCATCTTTCCCTGTCGTGCCACTATGGGGAAATACAAAGCATTTGAGTGAACTACATGGCAGACGTGATGAAATAGACGCTTACGATTTGATTCGTTCTGGTTTCGCTAATGATTTGGACGATGCATCAATGATTTATTGGACAATCAAGAATGCAGGTGGCATGGACGATGTAGACTTGGCACAGTTTGTACAGCGTATGAAAACCGTCAAGGCATATGCTTTTGATGATGATGAACAGGCAGAAGCACATACAACTGAGGTGCCTTATCAGTCAAGAGTTGCCTATTTGGATAGATTGGAGAATGATTTGTATAATGATTTTATGGCCTTGAATATGTCGCAGATTTCTTCCAATGTTACTGCAACTGCAATCAAGGCTTCATACGGACCACTAGACAATAAAACAGATTCATTTGAATATTGTGTAAGTACATTCATTAAACAGCTTCTTCATTTAATCAGTGTAGAAGATACACCTAAGTTCACACGTTCAAGAATTATCAATCAGCAGGAAGAAACGCAGATGGTTCTATCGTGTGCACAGTATCTTGATACAAAAACAATCTTGACTCATTTACCTTTCTTGTCAAATGATGAAATCGAGCCTATTTTAGATGCACTGACAAGAGACGAGTCGGACAGATTTGTTACACCAGAAGAACCAGAGGAACAAGAGGAACCAAAGGAACCAGAAACAAATGAGCCAGAAGAACCTGTTAAGGAGTGATGATAAATGCCAGATAAAGCCCACAAGTGGACTGATAAGCAGATAAAAGAGTTAGAAAAGAAGATAGGTAAGTATTATGCAGTGGCATGGCTTGGTATTACCGATTGGAGCAAATATATTGATGATATGGAATCAGAAGCAGAAGCACTGATAAAAGATAAAGAAGATGCTAAAAAGGTTGGAGATAAGTTTTTGATTGAAAAGACAACAAAGGCATATGAAAGTTATCTTTTAAGCAAGACAATATTAAGTGACAGATATAAGAAGATGCTCGATAAGGTAGCAAGAAAGATAGCAGATGTTAATAAAGGTGCATTGGATATTGTCAATAATTTTGTAGGGAAGATATATACAAAGAACTACAATTTTATCGGAAAGAATATAACAAAAGATTTCAAGATTGGTGGCATCAAGTTTGACTTGATTGATGAAAATGTTATCAATAATTTAATCAAGAATGCCGATAAATCTTTTCTGCCTTTAGTAAAGGATTTGGATATTGATAAAGACATGAAATGGAATATCAAGGCTATCAATTCACAACTGTTACAGTCAATCAAGAAAGGTGAGCACCCTAAAGAGCTGGCTAAAAGACTACAAACCATTAGCACGATGGATAGGAAATCAGCAGTAAGGAATGCTCGTACAATGATTACCTATGCTCAAAACAAAGGGCGATTAGATGCAATACAGAAGATTGATAAAGATAATGATGTTGTGTGCACAAAAGTATGGGTTGCAACTGCTGATGATAGGACAAGAGAAAGCCATGCAGAACTTGATGGCGAAGAAGTATTGGTAGATGAACCCTTTTCAAATGGCTTGATGTGTCCAGCCGACCCAACAGGAGAACCAGAAGAAGTTTATAATTGTTTTATTCCCGAAACAAAAATCGGTGTTGATAGCAAAATAATTCGTAGCTACCGACACCGATATGATGGCGAAGTAATATCAATTAAAAGTTCCATGGGCGTAAATTTCACCTGTACCCCTAATCACCCAATATTGACTGATAGAGGTTGGGTTGCGGCTAAATTCTTGCACGATGGTGATAACCTTATCGTAACAAGTAGGGTCAACAATGAGGTGTCTAGGAGAAATCCAAACATAAATCATGCTTTTCCCCGCATTGACACAATTCATGAGCTTTTTTGCAAATTTGGTGGAAAGAGGACTAGCGATTTGCGTGTGAATTTCCACGGCGATATTCCCACAACCGATGTCGAGATTGTAACTCAAAAAGGGTTCTTGTGGAGTGACGTTTATACCTGCATTAGAAAGTGCATCAATAAATTCTTGTTCAAATATGCCAATTCGCCTTTGATGTGCAAGTGCTCTTTTATGGAGCATTTCGGGTGTATTATGCGAGCCACGTTTAGCAACGTTAGCGGCGTGTGTAAGTCTTTTCCTTTCATCAATAGGCGTATGAGCCATTCTCACATACATGGATTGAGAACGATTGCGAACAGGAATGTTGTTTTCGGCAAAAATACGATAAATAACTTGCCTGCTAACGTGATTTTGCCTAGCGAGATAAAGCATAGACTTGCCAGCAAGGTATTCCTTGATAATGTTGTTAGTGTCGAGCGTAGTAATTTTTCGGGACATGTTTATAACCTCCAAACTGATGATAATTATTATTTTGTTAATTCAAGTATAACAAATGATGATACACATTGCAATGACATTATGGCTATCGCACATAACTGCCGATGTACAATCTTAAGACATATCTATACCAAGAAAGAATGGGAGGAAATGGACAGATGATGGATATTAAAATTACAGATAACATTGATGCGTGCAAACAAGAGATATTCAACAAATTAAATCAAGGTATGCAGGCAGTCGCTAATGAGGTTGAAAACAACGCTAAGAACCTATGCCCTGTTGATACAGGAAACCTAAGAAATTCAATCACAACCGAGATAACAGATGAGGGAGACGATAAGGTGTTGTATGTAGGAACCAATGTAGAATACGGCAAATATGTTGAATTTGATGATAGTAAGAGTCACCCATCTGGACAGGCACACTTCTTAAGAGATTCGGTGGCTACACATCTTGTCGAATATAAAGACAAATTAGAATCTTTTATGAAATAAGTGTTGCATTGCTTCATCAAAATGCTATAATGTAATTGTACCGAATAGGTACGACACTACGGTGCTTTCTTTTGTGGCTTTTGGTTTCAATCAATCAAACATCTCTTTAAGGGAAATTGTGTAATATCGGTACAGATATTGCACTTTTTCCTTTTTTTGCTATAATTTGTTATATAGTGTGGTTGTTTTTTTGCTAAGGAAACTGCAACCGAAGAAAAGGAGATAAAACGAATGGCACTAACTCGCAAATTTTTATCTGCTCTAGGCATTGAGCAGGACAAAATCGATGAAATTATCGAATCACATGCCGAGACTGTAAACGGCTTAAAAAATAAAATCGCTATTTACAAAGAAGATAGTGATAAGCTAGAAAAAGTTGAAAAAGAATTAAATGATTTAAAGGATTCAGTAGCAAAGAACGGCGAGGACCCTTATAAATCAAAATATGAAGATACGTTAAAAGAATTTAACGATTACAAGGAGCAGGTCAATAATGCTAAGGTAACTGCATCAAAGACAGATGCTTACAGGAAATTATTGGAAGATGCTGGCGTTTCTACAAAACGTATTGATTCGGTGTTAAGAGTCACTGACTTAGAAAAGCTAGAATTAACCGATGATGGCAAATTAAAGGATTCTGATAAACTCACAGAGTCTATCAAGACTGAATGGAGCGATTTTATTGTCGCTACCGAAACCAAGGGTGCTAACACATCTACACCTCCAACAAATGCTGGTGGTGGTTCTACCATGACACTAGAAGATTTTTACAAAATCAAAGACAGAGGTGAAAGAGTTAAAGTGTTAGCAGAGCACCCAGAATTATTTAACAAAGGAGAATAATTATGGCAGATTTAATCAAGAAAACTGATTTACGAGTTGTCCGTGAACAGGAATTTGTTTTAACTTTTGAAGAAACTTTAAAGAAATTGACAGAAGCATTAGCCTTAACAAGAAAGGTTGAAAAACAGGCTGGCACTACTTTATACACTTATAAGGTCACAGGTACTTTAGAAGATGGTGAAGTAGAAGAGGGTGAAGTTATCCCACTATCTAAATATCAGACAGTTAAGACTCCTGTTGGAGAAATCACTATCAAAAAGTGGAGAAAAGGAACTACTTATGAAGCCATTGTAGAGCGTGGGTTCAATCAAGCAGTATTAGATACCAATGCTAAAATGTCAAAAGACATTGCCAAAGGCATCAGAAAAGATTTCTTTGATTTATTAAAGACGGGTTCAACTGCTGTAACTGGTACTACTTTCCAGAGCGTTTTAGCAGGCATCTGGGGAAAATTAGCTGTATTATTTGAAGATGATGATGTTAATACTATCTACTTCATGAACCCTCTTGATATTGCTGAATATTTAGCTTCTGCTAATGTAACTATTCAGACAGCTTTCGGATTATCTTATATTGAAAATTTCTTAGGATTAGGTACAGTTGTATTAAATTCTTCTGTTGAAAAAGGAAAAATCTATGGTACTGCATCTGATAACATTATCTTATATTATGTTGCAGTAAACGGTGCAGACACAGGAAATGCTTTCAACTTTACAACAGATGAAACAGGGTATATTGGTATTCATGAAGAACCAGATTATAATAACTTAACAGACCTTGTTACTGCTGTATCTGGTGTAGCGTTCTTCCCAGAACAGCTTGGTGGTATCGTTGTCGGTACTATTACAGGTGCTTAATGTATATAGTAATTAAGTTATTTACTGATTTACAGGACGATAATTGGCTTTACAATGTTGGTGATGTTTATCCTCGAAAGGGCTTAAACGTCACCGAAAGCCGTATCAAAGAATTATCAAGTTCAAACAACCGACAGGGAAAACCACTGATTAAGCTAGTTGAAGAACCTAATTTGAAACCTAATCTAGAACCAAACCTAGAACCTAAGAAAGATTTAAGTAATTTGAATAAAGTACAGTTGATGGAAATCGCCAAAGAAAAAGGGCTGAATGTTAAACAGTCCATGAATAAAGCCACACTTTTAGAAAAATTGAATAGTCTATAAAAAGGAGGGTACAAAGTGCTTACCGAGATTTGTCAGTATCTACATAATTGGTTTATCAAAGATAGAACCGATATTCATTTAGATACGTTTAAAATTGAAAATGGGGCAGTTGTGCCCTCTTTTGAAATCAAAATAGGACAGTATTTTAGAATCATAGGAAGTACATTTAATGATGGGGTTTATAAATTTCCTACAAGTGATTTGAAAGATGAAATCTTTGATGGTGCTGTGTGGACAATGCATGTACCACCACAGCTGATTACTCTATCAGAAGAAATTAAAGGTTGGACAGATACCAATAGTTCTAACACTGATAATATCTATGAATCAGAATCATTTGGAGGGTATACATATAAACTAAGAACAGGTGCAAATGGTGGCAAATACACATGGAAAGATGCGTTTGAAAGTGAGTTAAAGGCATACAAGAAAATATGAGTCTGTTAGATGTAGTAATGGAGCCTTTTACTATCATGAACCGAATCACAGTCAATGATAAATATGGAGGTACTTCTACCAAATATATCAATGGTGCAGTGATTGAGGGCGTGGCAGTTAAAGGAAATGCAATCAGTAACATTGTTGCACAGGCGAGTGGCTTATCAGTCACTTACAATTTTACAACAAGAAAAAGATATACTCTTAATTTCCATGATGTAATTAAAAGAAATCGTGATGGTAAGATATTCAGAGTTACAGGAAATAGTGATGATACAACGCCACCAAAGATTTCTAAATTGGATATGCGAGCCACCACATTAGAAGAATGGAGCATACCTGTTAATGAGTGATTATGATTTAAATTATGATTATGATTTAGAAGAACCTGTACCAGAAATTATCGTTGATAAAGTCAGTGCTTTACAGATATTTTGGAGCACTTTCGGTATCAATGCATATCCATCAATAAATGTGCCAGAAAAGGCTCGTAGCGACCTTTTAAAGAAAGGTGTGCCTTATATTACCTATGATATTGTTTTGGGCTTATTTGACCAATTATGTTATATGACAGGGCAGATACATTACAATGTAATGCTTACAGGCATAGGTCCATTAGTCGAAAAGCAACAGTTTATTGTTGATGTTTTAAAAAGAGGAGGTACGACTGTACCATATAGAGATGGAATAATGATTGTTAATCTGTCATCGCCTGCTGTACAGCTAATGACGGAAGAAAATGATGCCATTAAGAAAGCAATTATAAATATAGTAGTAGAATTTACAGATTAAAGGAGAAAATTAAATGAAGAAATATTCAGTTATTCCTACCGATACATTTAAAGAGTTAGTCATGAATGCTGGTGTTCTATGTACTGCATTTGACCCAGCAACAGGAAGTGTAAGAAATGAAGATATTGTCGGTGCAACATCTGGTGGAAACACATTTGAAGCAAAGCCTAATTTTAGTGATTTGGGAGATGATATTGACAACTGCCCTAAAAACACTATGGAATT